GGCGTCGAGGTTTTCGTAAGTGCCCCCTTTTCCGATGGTGACGCCTGACAGTACGCGGGCGGGTGCGTGCGTGCGGTACTTCTGCAGCCAACCGATGTTCACATCCTGCAGCATTGGGTTAGCGGTACGGTCGGTTTCCGCTGCAGCCGACGTGCCGTTGAAGCCGACCATGATGCGGTCGAGCGCTTGCCGCTGCAGGATGGCGTTGCGGATACGTGCCTGAAAGTCTGGGAAGCGTGACCAGGCATCTAGCTGTGCCCAGCGAATGTGAGTATCAAACTCGGTGCTGACCGCCTCGTAGCTGTTGTCGGTCAGTTCGCTGACGTCGCGGGTGGCGCGGTCTTTCTCTTCGGTGTTCGTGCGCCCGGCGATGGGGCCGGTGACGCCGAGGCCCACTTTCTGACCTTTAATCTCATCGACGCCGACCATGTTGATGCTGGACAGGAATGCGCTTGATTCCTGCATGCGGGTTTCGAGCGTTTGCTGAACGCTGGGCACGACGTTGAATTGCTCGCTGGCAGTTTCTACGCCGTTCAGTGTGGCGAGCTGTGCCTTAAAGGCGTTGAGGGCTTTACGTGTATCGGTGCGCATGTGGTTTCCCTTGAATGAGTGATTTGGCGGCGGCTGGTGGCGGCGCTTAGCAATCGGTGAGTTGTTGGCCACCGCCTGTGGCTGGGGTGCGCGGCGGAGTGTCCGGGGTGCTGTCGATCTGGGCATATAGGTCTTCGAAGCGCTTGTTCAGATCGTTATGAGCTGTTTGCAACTGGCTGAACTGCTCGGCAGTGGGGCGGTTTTCCAGTTCATCGGCCAGCGCGTTGTAGTGCTCGGCGACTACTTCCAGCGTGCCTTCTAGCTCGGCGCGGAAGGCTTCAAAGCCTTGAGTGGTTTTGGTGTCATGGCGTTTGAACAGGCTGGCGATTTTGGCTTTCAGGCCTTCGGCGGCCGGTGGCTTCTCTTCGCTGAAATCCAGCGCGACTTCGACCGCTTCGCTGAACAGGTTGCCTTCGTGCTGCTTGCGGCTGGCCAGCGGTGAGCCTTTGCCCGCTTCGCGGCTGAACTTGATCATCTCGGTGCCGAGTGAAGCGGGGGAGTCGGTGACGGCCAGGCCTTCCAGGTACGCTTCGCCGGTGTCGCCAAACTTGGGGTTGACCTCGATGGAGCTGTAAACCTTTTGGCGCTTTTTGTTCATCGCCTTGAGTTCGTCGGTGGGGTCGATCTCGGCGAACAGGGCCAGCTTGCCGTCTTCCACTTCGCGGGCTTCTACCGAGAGCACATCGCCGAGGGCGTTGAAGACGCTGTCGGCGGTCAGGCCGCGAATATGCTCCATCCAGACGCGGGCACCGTACTTTTTCGGGTCGTAGTTGGCGGCCATTTGTTCGATCCATTCGCGCTGGATCTCGCGGCCGTCGGTGGTTGCGCCTTCGGTGGCGACGCGGAATGACTTGGGCATGTTGGGCTTCCTGAGCGGGTGGCTGTTCGTGTGGGCTCAGGTTCCGCGTGTAGCGCGTTTGGCTCAACGCTTTGGCGTTGTGCGGGGTTGGTAAGACAAGCCACGGCAGGCGTGGGCTTCGCGCGCGGCGGGTACGCTGGCGGCATGACGACAACAGCCCCCACCCCGATATTGAGCGCCGACGAATCGCCGCGTATGACCGCCCGCCACCTCTACTGGCAGGGGTGGCGAGTCGCGCGCATTGCTGAGGTGATTAACGAAAAATCCGCAACGGTGCATAGCTGGAAGGCGCGCGACCGCTGGGAAGATGCCACGCCCACCGAGCGAGTAGAGCACTCGCTTGAGGCGCGAATAGTTCAATTGGTGGCCAAGCCGAAAAAAGAGCCGGGCGACTTTAAAGAGATTGATTTGCTTGGTCGCCAACTGGAGCGCCTGGCTAGGATTCGGAAGTATGACGAAACCGGGCGCGAGGGAGACTTAAACCCCAACATCGAGGCGCGCAACGCTGGGCCGAAGAAGAAGCCACGGCGCAACGCGCTGGATGATGAGCAGGTGGAAGCGCTTGAAGCGGCGTTTCTGGATTCGCTTTTCGAATATCAGGCGGTGTGGCATGAAGCAGGCCAAAAGCACCGCATTCGCAACATTCTCAAGAGCCGCCAGATTGGCGCTACTTGGTACTTCGCCCGCGAGGCTATCGTCGATGCGTTCAAGCATGGGCGGAATAAGATTTTCCTTTCTGCCAGCCGTGCCCAGGCGCATATCTTCCGTAATTACATCGTCCAGTTCGTCAAAGAGGTGTGCGATGTCGAGCTGAAAGGCGATCCCATCGTTCTGGATAACGGTGCCGAGCTGCACTTTCTGGGTACCAACTCTAAAACCGCCCAGGGGTACCACGGTGACGTTTATCTGGATGAGTACTTTTGGATTCATCGATTTGCCGAGTTCCGCAAAGTCACCTCTGGCATGGCGATGCACAAGAAGTGGCGGCAGACGTATTTTTCGACGCCGTCGAGTGTTGGACACGAGGGGTACCCGTTCTGGAACGGTGAGCTGTTTAACAAGCGGCGCAAAAAATCCGAACGTGAAGAGTTTGATGTCAGTCACGAAGCGCTGAAAAACGGCAAGCTGTGCCCGGATGGGCACTGGCGGCAGATCGTGACCGTGCTGGATGCTATCGAGGGCGGCTGTGATCTGTTCGACCTCGATCAGCTGCGAATGGAGTATTCATCGGAGGAGTTCGACAACCTGCTGATGTGCGGGTTTGTCGATGATAGCCAGAGCGCGTTCCCGCTGACCGTGATGAAGAGCTGCATGGTCGATAGCTGGGAAGTGTGGGACGACTACCGGCCATTTGCTCCGCGCCCCGTTGGTGATCGTGAGGTGTGGATTGGTTACGACCCAACTGGCCGGGGTGAAGATGGAGACGGTGCCGGGTTGGTGGTGGTTTTGCCCGCCCGCTCCCGCGATGAAAAACACCGCGTACTTGAACGCCACCGGCTTAAGGGCCAGGACTATGAAGACCAAGCGGCGTTTATCGAATCGTTCCGCGATAAATACACCATTGGGCATATCGGGATTGATACCACCAGCATTGGTGGGGCGGTGGCTGAGTATGTCGAGAAGTGGTTTCCAACCGTTACCCGTTATAGCTATAGCGTTGAGCTTAAAACTCAAATGGTTTTGCAGGCTCAGCAGATTATCAATAAAGGGCGTCTTGAATTCGATGCGGGCTGGTCGGATTTGGCCGCCGCGTTCATGTCGATCAAAAAAGAACTTACCAAAGGCGGGCGCCAATTCACGTATACCAGTGGCCGTAGCAAAGCCACCGGGCACGGTGATTTGGCGTGGGCCACTATGCACGCGCTCAAGTTTGAACCAGTTGACGGCCCTACCGAAGAGGGCACCGGTAAATCACTAATGGAGATCTACGAATGACAACGACCGCTGCGGCTAAGCCGCGTCACCGCGTGTATGCCTATGAGACTGACAAGGCCGTCCCAGCGGTGGCCACCGACAGCGGGCATATGGAGGCCTTCACGTTTGGCGACCCCGAGCCGGTCACCAGCATGCGTGATGTTTGGTATGAGGGCGTTTGGCTGACGCCGGATGAGTGGTACGAGCCGCCGATCCCGTTGAGCATTCTGGCCAAGAGCTATCGCGCGACCCCACACCACGGCAGCGCCATGCAGGTGAAGCGGAATATTCTGCTGAAAACGTTTGTACCTCACCCGCTGCTACCCCGACGCGACTTTAGCGCGGTGGCTCTTGATTACCTGGTGTTTGGCAACGGTTACTTGGAGGAGGTGAGAGGGCGGCTAGGGCGCTTACTGGGTTTACAGCACCGTTCGTCAAAGTACATGCGGCGAGGTGACAATGATCGGTACTGGTGGAACCCCAACTATATGGAGCGCGTGGAGCTGCCCAAAGGGCGGACCATCCACCTGTTGGAGCCCGATATAGACCAGACGATCTATGGTGTGCCGGACTATATCGGCAGCCTGCAAAGCGCCTGGTTGAATGAGAGCGCGACACTGTTCCGCCGCCGCTACTACCTGAACGGTTCACACGCTGGATTTATCATGTATGTGAATGACCCGGCCCACGATCAGAAAGACATCGACGCGATGCGTAAGGCTCTGAAGGAATCTAAAGGACCCGGAAATTTTAGGAATTTGTTTCTGTATTCACCCAGGGGGAAGAAGGACGGCGTTCAGATCATCCCGGTCAGTGAAGTGGCCGCCAAGGATGAGTTTGCTTCCATTAAGAACATTACCCGCGATGACCAACTGGCTGGCCACCGCATACCGCCGCAGTTGATGGGCATCATTCCGCAAAACACTGGGGGCTTCGGTGACATCGAGAAAGCGGCGCGGGTATTCGTGGCCAATGAACTGGAACCGCTGCAGGCGACGATGAGAGAGATCAACGAGCATGTTGGGGAAGAGGTGGTGAGGTTCGAGCCTTATCGACTGGATGACCCGAACGCAGAGTAAACCAAGCCACTAATTGAGCCGCCCACCTGGGCGGCTTTTTTGTGGGCGCATGCGTGAAGTCGATTTTTGAATGAGTCGTATTAGTCTTATAATTAGCTCTATTATTCGCTACAAGCGACGCAATTCTAAGCCTGTTCCGACCGTGCGCGAAGCGAGAACGCGCCTTGTGGTGGCTGTACGGCCCGCCTGCCCACCCACGGCGGCGACCCACGCCGCGCCATCGTCACCCCGCCCCGCCCGCGCGCTAAATGTGGTGGTTTTT